TTCCCTTGGGGCAGAAGATTGTAGAGGACACCTTCGGCGCGATGTACAACGAGACGTACGCCGATGAGCAGCTTATTGTCCTCACCCTCGAACAAGTCGAGCAGCTGGTGGCTATTGAAGAAGCAGAGGACGTGAGCGGCCCGACCTGGTACACACATGTCTGGCTGAAGCCTGAAGGTTCGAAGGGACACAAGAACGAGCAGGGTTATCTCGAGGATCCAAGAAAACGGTGGCCGCTGCTCGGGCATGCGCGGTTCGTCGACACGTCGGCTGCCGCGGTCGCAAAGATTCCCTCGGGTCGTCGTTCAGAGGTCTGCCAGGATGAACCCGAATGCGAACACTGTCTCTGTTACACCTGTCAGCATCAGAAGGCCTGTCGCCTGGACAACACGCTGAATTGTTGTTCACCCTGCAAGACGTCAGGCGGAGCGCATCACCACAAAGCCGTCGACTGCGAAGGGCACGTGACATCATGAGTGAGAAGACGTACCTGCGCTTTGACGAGCTCGGGCATAGCAGTTCTGGCAAGACGCGCATCTGGGCGGTGAGGAACCTCCAGGGGCTCGCCATCTTGGGCGTCATCAAGTGGTACTCACCCTGGCGACGCTACGCCTTCTTCCCGCAGAGTGGCACCCTCTACGACGCCGGGTGTCTTACGGAGATCAGGGCCTTCCTTGAACGTGGGTATAGGCCCTCTGAGCAATAGAACAGTAGGATAGGGAGTACGACCGCAGCGCCACGAATGGAAAACCGGCCAACGAAAAGCGCTGCATCTGAGCCACTGAAATGAAGGGCTAGGGCAAGCTGGTGTCAGGCACCGGGAAGGAAGAGATATGAATGGAAAGCCGTGGACGAACGAGAGGCGGACGAAGTACGAGAGTACAATCTCAAAGTCAAAGAGGCCCTTGCACGTGTTGGGCTTCAAGACAATCACGAGGGGCGGACGGCTGACAAGGTTACGATTTCAAGGAGGCAACGCACGGAATGTCGTACGTGCTCTTCGTCGACAGTTACACAAGGAAGAACACAGCGAGTTTGTCGGCGCCGTCGTCATCGGACTGAGTAGCAAATATGATCTGCTCTACGAAGTCGGCAGGGAATCCTTCGGTCCCGCTGTTAGAATTGGATGGTGGCACCATCGCGATCCAGCGGAGGTCCAGGCGGAGGAAGCCACAGAACATAAACGCCGTAAGCCCGTGGTCCGGGCGACAGGCGTTCCCAGTATCTGGAATATTGACTCAGTTTTCCAGGTACGAGTCGGAAAGCACTACATCGGCACCTACCCAACGTTTCTCGAAGCTTGCCATGCGAAGGCGATGTATGTGCTGAAACGTGGAACACGTCCAGGGAAACAGCCGTCGTTCGGCGAGGGTTGTGACGTTAATAGCGCATTGGAGGGGCTTGTCAATGCCAAACTGAGCGCGTAAACTATAGACGCACAACCGATCTAGGAGGTCGAGTTTGAGAACGAAAGGTACGGACCATGCAAGCGCGCGTATGATGTCGCGTAGTGATACGTGCCGTCAATCATATCCTCCTGGATACTACAAGCCTCCTGTCACCACAGATGTCCACGGTTTGGCCGGTGCTACCCGTGACGTCTCGGCAGGAGGCTTGTAGTGCGAATTCGTCGACTTTCCTCATACACCCGCGGGATTGGCTCATTGAGCACGGCCTTTACCTCCTTCCGGCTTAAGCTGCGCGGACATCGCAGCTCGATCCCGCACTGGGTGAATCTATTGGAGCTGCCCTGATGGGACAATTACCTGTCAGCCCGAAGAAGTCAATCAAGGTACAGAAAGCAGCTGTCAAGCATACTCGTAATACTATCGATTGGCAAAGAATACACAAACAATACACAAACGCCACGTCTCCGGTTAGCCAGGCAGATTTGTGCCATAAGTACGGCATCAATCCCACGACGATGTGTCTTAAAGTCAAGAAGGAACAATGGGACGTCCAGCGCGAACGGTTCCTTGCCCGCGTCGATGAGCAGACGACTCAAAAGAAGTCGGAAATGGTCGCCAATGAAGGCGCCACCTTCGACACCACGTGTCTGGACTACGCACACCGCATCCTTACGTTGGTCGACGACGAGCTGGAAGGGCAGAAGGTCCTGGACAAGCTCGGGAACCAGGTGGTGATCCAGAGGGCTGCCAAGGACATCGCACAGGCGGTTCGCATCGCCCAGGACGTTGGCAAGGTAGCACTCGGTGACAAGCCGGAGGGCAACGTCAAGGTTGACCTCAGCAAGGCGTCCATCTCCGACCTGGCATCTGCTCTCAGCCTGGTCGACAAACTCAAAGGGCAACAGTGACGCCCTTCGTGTTTCGATGTTCGCATTCCGCAGGAACGCACCGCATGGATGGCGGGTTCCAGGTCTCGCTATGACACTGGCCTCGAGAGTTTACGCTGCGAAAAATGGAAGTCGTTCGCAGAGCGCAGCGCACGCCGCCTCCCTGGTTCACAAAGGTGACTTTTCGCACATCGACAACGCCGCTGCCCTGAACTTCTTGGTCGAACATCAAGCCGACCTCGAAGCCGAGCTCTGCGGGCGTTCGCTGTCCGAGTTCACTGCCCGCGCCTGGCACATCATCAACCCAGACACGGAATATATTGAGAACTGGCACATCGGGTATATCTGCGAACATCTGCAAGCGGTCAGCCTCCACCAGATCAAGCGCCTCGCGATCGAGATCGAGCCGCGGTGCATGAAGTCGACCCTCGTGTCGATCATGTGGCCGACCTGGCACTGGGCACTGCACCCGGCCGCACGGTTCCTCTTCGCGTCTCATTCCGAATCGCTGAGCACGAAGCACTCCCTCGACCGTCGCGCCATTCTGCTCTCACAATGGTTCCTGGAACGCTGGGGCGATAAGGTCCAGTTGGCGGGCGACAATAATCTCAAGACGGAATACTCCAACACGGCGATGGGCGTCATGCGCGCCATGACGGTGGGCTCAAACGTGACTGGTTTCGGCGGCAACTTCCTCGTGGCTGACGACTTAGTGGCTGCTGTGCATGGCGACAGTGAAGCTTACCGCGACGCCGCCAACACCTTCTTCGACCGCAGCTTCTATGACCGCCTCGACAACAAAAAGGAGGACGCCATTGTCGTTATCATGCAGCGCCTCCATACGGAGGACCTGATCGGCCACATCCAGGCCACGCGACAGCATGACGACTGGACCTTCCTGACCATCCCGACGACGGCCGAGCACGACGAACGCATCATCTTCCCTCTGTCAGGTGAGATCATCGAACGCAAGGAAGGCGATCTTCTCTGGCCGGAACGCGAAGGCCCTGATGAACTCGCCGCCGCGAAGGAACGTCTCGGTTCGTACGGGTACTCTGCTCAGTACCAGCAGAACCCGGTCCCGCGTGAAGGTGCCCTAGCACAACGGTCATGGTTCAAGATCGTGCCCGCTGCGCCCGTTGGCATCAAACAGCTCATCCGTTACTGGGACCTTGCCGCGACTGAACCGAGACCGGGCAAGGATCCGGACTATACCGCGTCCTGTCTGGGTGGCATGGAGGACGGCGTGTTCTACATCTTACACATGACCAACGATCGCATGAGTCCCATGCACGTCCAGGAGTTGGTCAAGCAATGCGCCCAGCTGGATACGGAATACGCCAGCTCTACCAAGTCGCATGTGGCCACGTGGATGGAGCAGGAACCAGGCTCAGGCGGCCCGAACACGATCGACAACTACGCACGCATGGTTCTCCCGGGCTACGATTTCCACGGCAACAGGGCAACCGGCAACAAGTTCGAGCGCGGTGCTGCGTTCCTGGCTGCGGCCGAGGCGGGCAATGTGTGTCTCGTAGCTGCCCCGTGGAACGAGCCGTTCCTCGACGAAATGACCGTGCTCGGTGTCGGCGCGCATGAGGATCTGTACGACGCTGGCAACGGAAGCTTCACGCAGGCCAACGCACAGAGACAGAGCCATGGAGGGCGGAATGTTTGAGACAGTCGACGTCATCGAGCAGTCGTTTAGTCGCAGCGAAGCCCTGGCGGTTCAGCGCGGCAAGTCCCGCATTGCCCTCTACGAGAACGCCTATGAGGGCGTGTATCGGGTCTATCTGCCACTCAAGATTCAGGCGGAACTCGCCGGCCGACTGGGCATCAGGACCAACCTCTGCGCGGCGGTGGTCGACGCGATGGTTGCCAAGTTGGACCTCAAGAGCTATGCAGGCGGGACGGACGCCGATCAGACGATCCTGACGGAAGAGTACGAGTACAACCAGCTGGAACTGCAGAGCACGGAGATCCACCGCATGACGGGCATCGACGGCGACGGCTACGTGGTCGTCTGGCCGGAATATGACGAGCTCGGCAAAAAGACAGGGCATGCCTTCGTCCGCGTGCTGGCATCTCAGGACATCGACATGACCTACTCGCCCGCCGACAAGCTCAAGCCGATTCGGTGTGTGCATCAGTGGATCGAAGAAGAACTCGGCAAGATGTTCGTGGGGAAGCCCGTCGTCCGTCGCGACACCATGACCGCCAAGACCGTGCACCGGGAATACAGCATGTCGGGTGAAGGTGGCGTCTGGCATGGCTGGACGTTCGACGGCTTGGAAGCGATCGTCAAGAACGACCTCGGCGTCATCCCGGTCGTCCACTTCCGCAACAAGATCGGCTTGTCGGCCTTCGGGACTTCCGAATTGGAGAACGCGCTCCCCATCCAGAACGACATCAACCGCCTGGTGCAGGACGCGATGATCCGATCGTACTTCAACGGCGGCCAACAGCTGGCGGTCTTTGGGATCGACAGTGACGAGTTCTTGAAGAAGAACCCTGACGGCCTCTCCCGGGAAGTGTGGGGCGCGTGGATGCTAGACAACGAGAAGGCCAGTCTGACCGTCATCCCCCCGCAGGACATGGCTGACATGTGGAACTCCGTGGACAAGCGCATCGACCACCTGGCACGCGTGACGGCCACGCCCATGAGTTATCTGGACCCGAAAGCGGCTCCCTCTGGCGTCGCGATGCAGGAAATGAGCGGCCCACTCATCGACAAGGTCTATGAGGCACAGACCACGCTCGGTTCTGCCTGGGCGCGCGTATTCAGTCTCATTCTCAAAGTGCGGACCCAGAACGTCATCCCGGTGCACGTCGAATGGGAAGACCCGTTTGTCCAGTCGAACATTGATACCGACCTGAAACTCTATAGCGCCGGTGCGATCTCGCAGGCTGAGCTCCTGCGCAGGCAGGGCATGAACCAGACGCAGATCGACACCATCATCGCTGAGCGGCAGAAGGAACAGCAGGACGCCGCGACCTCCATCTTCAAGCTGCCGAATATCATACCATGAACGAACTCGGAAAGATCGCAGAGCAGCATACGCAAGCCTACGTGGAGTCCTACGTTGAGCAGGCCTCTGCCCTTGCGAAACAGGGTGGAGCGCTGCTTACGACGAAGACGGGCCGGACTGCGCTGGATGCACTCACTTCGTGGGCCGCCATTCAGGGCATCCGGATGTGCGACAGTCTCGTCAAGCAGACACTGGCGCTCGCCGACAAGTACCAGGCAGAGAGCTACAAGGTCTATCTGGCCCAGTATCCCATTGCCCTTCCTGCACCGTGGCAGCAGGCGCTCGGCTATATCCTTGGCGGCGGGTTCGATTCAGTCGCCTTGGCCGAAGTCAAGAAGTGGCGCGAGACGGAGGGATTCTCTCTCTCGAAGGCCCTCTGGAACTATGCGGACGGCGCGCAGCACACCATCACGAACGTGATTCAGCAGAGCGTCAACGAGAGCTGGTCGTTCAAGAAGGTCGAAGATACGCTCGCCGCGTCGCTCACGGAACAGGGCAAGGACAACCTGGCCTTCAACGTGCGGCGACTCTACGTCAACGAGGTCAACACGGCGTGGACGTGCGACCGCAAGGCCATCACCGACGCCATGCCGTTCATCTCGAAGGTGGAGCTCGTGCGTGGCGAGGATGGCGATCCGACGTGTGAGATCTGTAACGCCGCTATCGGGCCTCCCGGCACAAGGAAGATTGTGGACAAGGAAGGCGCGGACTTGGCTCCCTATCATCCCTTTTGTGTCGACGGCTGGAACGACGTGCTGCCGACGGCCGACGACATGATCGCGGCACTGAAGGCAGCATGACCGCGAAGCAGCTGGCATTGCAGGAACGGCGCGCGCTCAAGTCGAAGCAGAACCAGGCGAAGGGCCTGTTGCCGCCACCGCAGGGCAGCGTTCTCATGAGCGAGTACCTGAAGCTCTCGGACGAGCTCGACACATGGCGCAATAGGGCATTCGATGCAGAGGCCCGCCTGTGCAGGTCAGGCGACGTTCTGGGTGAAGGCAGACTCGATTTACTGAAGGGACCAAGCAATGCAAACAACCGTTCGTAAGACTTCGCCGCGTCGGCGTTAAGACGTAAAAGGAGACTGACATGATCAGAAGGTATTTTGCAGCAGATGAAGAAACAGGAGTTGCGAGAACGGCAGGGACAGCCGGCACCACGACGCCAGTCGTAAAAACGGAGGCAGGTGCCGAAGAGAAGCAGCACGAAGCGACGATCCCCTACGAGCGCTTCACGGAAGTGAACCTGAAGGCAGCCGAAGCCACGAAGCTCGCGGCTACGTTGCAGGCACAGCTCGACAAGATCGCCACCGATAAGAAGACAGCCGACGAGAAAGCCTTGGCGGAACAGGGCAAGTTCAAGGAGCTGGCCACCGCCAAAGACCTCGAGCTGACGAGCCTCAAGACCGCCGTTTCGGAGGCAAAGATCATCAATGAGGTCCTCAAAGCAGCTGCTACGGCGGGCGCAATCGACCCCGATGCAGTTGTAGCCATGCTTGACAAGTCCAAGGTCACGATCGTGGACGGCAAAGTGACCGGAGCCAAAGAGGCTGTCGACGAACTACTCAAAACCAAACCGTATCTCATCGCACAGACCGGTTCCGGATACCGCATGGGAGCCGGTGGAGGCATCACCAACCCTTCCGCGGCTGAGGTCGACGGTATGACCCCAGAGCAGTACCGCGCGTGGAGGAAACTGCACCCTGACGTCTAGGAGGCGTCTAAAACTATGTCGAACACATTCATCACCCCTACTGTTGTAGCAAACGAATTCCTGATGCAGCTGGAGTCCGCCCTGGTTATGGGCAACCTTGTCCACCGCGGGTTCAGCAAGGAATTCGTCAAGGTCGGCGACACCATCACGGTGAAGCGCCCGGCCACGTTTACCGCTGAGGCAGTCCAGTCGGGCATGTCCGTTCAGGGCGTGACCGAATCGAGCATTTCGCTCAAGATTGATCACCGCGAGGGCGTCCTGGTTACCTACACCGCCGAAGACGCCTCGCTGAAGATCAGCGATTTCAACGCGCAGATCACTATCCCCGCCGTCCGCGCCATTGCGGAGAAGATCGACACCGACCTCATGGCACTCGCCCGTGACGTCCCGTATGTCCGGGAACAGAGCGCGACTGCCGTGCTGACAGATCTCGCTCTCCTCTCCGCCGATCTCTCGGCCCGCAAGGTGCCGACGTCCCAGCGGGCGCTCGTCCTTGACCCCATGTCCTACGCGAAGTACATGTCCATCGAGGCCATTGCCTCTCTGGCTGCTCGCGGGAATACGGACGCCGTCGCCAATGGCCTTTTCGAACGGGCCATGGGCTTCGACATCGACATGTCGCAGCAGGTGGCGACCGAAGGCACGCTGGTCGGTTCACTGACGGGCTGCTCGACGCCCACTCCCGTCGCTCTCGGCGCAGTCACCATGACCGTCACCGACACCGACGCGACTGTCGGGCTTCTGCCCCATGGGTACGTCTTCACCATCGCGGGCGATACCCAAGTCTACACGCTGACCGCCGATGCCACTCAGACCGCGACCGGTTGCGTGATCTACTTCGCGCCCGGCATTCAGGTTGCCATCAGTGGCGCGAAGGCCATCACCGGCGAGACGGTCGTGAGCTCAGCCAAGACGCAGAGCCTGGCTTTTCACAAGAACGCCATCGCCCTCGTCACGGTTCCCGAAGCTCCCTCACAGGCCTGTCCTTCCAAGGTCCTGTTCTCCAATGGTCTCAATGTGATGCTCACTTATGAGCGCGACACCACGAACCACATCGACACCATGCTCTTCGAGATCCTGTACGGCGTCAAGGTACTCGATCACCGTATGGCCGAACGCTTCGTCTCTGACTAACTCTGAGAATAGGGGGGCCTTCGGGCCCCCTTGAATGGGAGGTATCTATGCACGTGAAGTGTCGGTATTGCGGGACAGATTGCTGGGACGTCGAGGCGCGCGCTGGCCACGAGGTCCTGTGTGATCAGAACCCTGCAAACGGGAAGGTCAAGGTGGTGAAACTCATGGAAGTGCTGTCGGATGTACTGACGGTTCTCCATGACGCTGAGCCAGTCGCTCAGCCGGGGGATCCTGCCGTGCTGGTCTTCGGCGGCAAGTCACATCCAGGTGAGACGCCGGAACAAGTCATCACAACCGACCGAACCTACATCGAGTGGGCTGCGTCCCTCTACCGTGACCCTGCGATCAAGCAGCGGTGCAAGGAACTGCTCATGGAGAACAAGAAGTGAGCGAGAATACAGCAGTCGCCGCCGTCAAAGCGAAGTCGCTGCTGATCTCGGGCAACCTGACCGATGAGCAGATCACGACGCTGCTTGCTGGCTATACGACCGTCGATAGCACAGGCGTCACGGTCTATGACACGACCGGCTGTGCGATCGCCTGCCTGCGGGCACTCATCGGCACGGTCCCTGTCGCTCGTTCGATCGGCGGGATCAGCTATTCCAATGAGGGCGTCCTGGCGGCCATCGCGGAGCTCAGGCGGGGCAGGGGTGGCAGCATCCCGCTGTATCACGAGGCGCCCACCGACGAGGGAGATATCATCCTGTGAGTTACCTGGACATGTTCGACCCATACGTCAAGGCCTTCACGCTGCAGAGCGCGACGTACGAGACGCTTGCGGGTGGCAGGCAGGTGCCCCACTGGGCGCCCGTTGCCGTGAGCGAGGGCCCGCTCGTTCCTGCCAGCATGAGCCTCACCCGGTATGAAGAGGGCGCGGGCGTCATCGTCACGAATGTCCTGTACGTGGACAGCGAGAGTCCCGCGACCATCGTGGCTGTCGGCAACCGTATCGTCGTTGCAGGCACGTCCTACGACGTCGTGCGTGTCCGCGACTATGGCACGCACAAGGAGGTCGAGCTCAATGTCGTCCTTTGAGATCAGCTTCACGATTCCACAGAGCGAGATTACCAAGGTCACGGATGCGATCAGGGCGAAGATGATGATCGCCGTCGACTGGTGCACGGATACGATCAGCACCTATGCCCGCGAGAACCATGCCTATACCGACCGGACGCACAACCTGACCACCGGCACGAAGTTCCTGCCCGCGATGCAGGAAGGGTCGAGCATCATCGGCCTAGTCTACGTGGGGATGCCCTACGCGAAGTATGTCCACTGGGGCACCGGCATCTATGCCGAAGGTCCCGGCGGGTCGAAAGCCAAGAAGATCCCCTGGATCTACAAGGACATCGAGGGACACTTTCACACCACGTCCGGCCAGCATGCGGACCGTTGGGTCGAGCAGGCCTTCAAGGACAAGCGCGACGACTGTATCCGCGTTCTGAGGGGGTGCCTATGAAGAGTAAGGACGTCACAGCGATCCTGAAGACCGTCGGGCTGCCGGTCTACTACATCTACCCGCAGGAGTCGATCAGCAAGACCGTGCCGTGTCTAACGTACCTGCTGGACAAGCGCGGGTGCGAAGGCGAACCGAACTGCAAGACGACTATCACGACGACGCTCTACTGTGCGGTCACGGCGTTCGACGTCCTGGCCGACGGGATGGAGACGATGATCTACGCCCTGCCCTGTCTTGACCGGGCGAACGTCCGGCGGGTTGACCAATACGAACCGGTCTTGGATCTAGCCAAGTGCACGTGGACGATTCCCATTCAGGGATAGATAAGGAGACACCATGCCAACAGGACCGACCCTACTCACGAAGCAAGTCAGCAAGGCAATGAATGTCGGCAAGATCGTCACGCTCGCGCTGGCCGATGGAACGAACGGGAACAACGTGGCGGCCGACTCGGAGTACATGCACCTGGTGGTCATCAATACGGATAGCGCGACGCACACCATAACCATCACGCGCCCAAAGGCCTCCAACCTGGGTATTGTCACCGCCGTGGGGCCGATCACCATTCCTGCTGCCGTCACGGGCAAGCCTGGCGTGTGGGTGTCCTCGACCTTGCCGACCGACTGGTTCAAGAGTGCCACGACCAAGATCGACTTCACGTTTGACGCGACTCCGACCGGCGTGTACGTCGCCGTTGTAGACATGACACCATCGCCTTCCGCGGTGGAATAAGGAGATAGAACATGGATAACGGATATGCCTACGGGATGGGTCCCGGTTCACTGATTACCGTGACAGGCGGCCCGACGGGGATCATCGTCGAGGGCCTCAAGATGGATGCGGCTGCCGGCGAAGAGCTGGAAATCCAGAACAACGATGCTGGCCAGACGCTTGCCCAGTCGGTCATGACCAAGTTCAAGGGCACCGCGTCGGCGACGGCAGAGTTCAAGGGCTGGGTCGATCCCCTGGCCTTGCTCGGCCTGTCGGCCACACTCACCGCCGTCAGCGCCAACACGGCTGCCGTGACCGCCACCTGCTCGATCACCATCAAGACGGCGGGCAGCGATTCCAATCGTGGCAACTGGATGTTCAACATCGGCGGAACGGTCGAGCCGGCGGCCTAATGGAAATTACGAAGGGTCAGGTCGACCAGCTCTACGCTAAGTACCACGTGAACGTGTATGGCATGACCTACGAGACCTACTTGCAAGGCGATCCCGGCCTTGTTCATGACCTCGTGGCGATGCATCGGGGCAAACCAGTGGCAACCAATGAGAATCTCTCGAGCACGGAGATCGTCGAGGCGTTCAAGCATTTTTTCGTGGAAGGTGCCACTGGCTCTGGTCAGAATCAGAGCTCGATTACTGGGGCACCAGAGCACGCGAAGTCCTGAACCTGATGCACGGAGACCTGATGCGCCTGAGCCTGGCTGACATGGACGCCATGCCCGTCATGCTGCTCACGGCGCTTGAGGTCATCGCTTCCGAACACCGACTTGGCGAGAAACCACACGGGGTGGAGTGATGGCTGAAGAGTTCGATATTCAGGGCAATGTCGTCATCAATACCGGTGACGCAGAAGCGGCACTGAAGAACCTGCGCGACAAACAGGCAGCAGCCGACAAGAAGTCACAAGCCGACCAGTTGTCGGCTCTGAAAACAGTCGGCACGGCTGCCGTCGTCGCGGGTGCGGCACTTACCACCGGGCTCGCCCTTATGGTCAAGGAGAGCGCCTCAAATCAGACGGCACTGAAGAGTCTGGCTCTTGGTCTCCAGAACACGGGCCAGTATTCGACAGCTGCCATGACCCGGATCGAGACTCTAACCAACAGCCTACGCAAACAGACAACCGTCTCCGAGGAAACGCAGATGGCAGCCTTGACCTTCGCTGGGACGATGCACTTGACCGAAGTACAGGCTGAGGCCCTATTGCCCCGGCTGCTGGACCTGAGCGCCGTCACTGGCATGGATCTTCAACAGGGGTTCAGGGCGTCGGCACAAGCCATGACGGGCAACGTCGGCCTGTTCCAGCGCTACGGCGTGATCATCACGAAGAACAAAGACGGCACAGTTGACTTCAATGACGTGCTGCGACAGCTGGGCGTCTACGCAGGACAGGCAGGCGAGAAGATGTCGGGCATGGAAGGCGCAGGCAAGAAACTCACAAGCGCCCTGACCGAGCTGGGTAAGTCATTCGGCAAGACCCTGATCCCAGAACTCACCAGCGCTGCACACGGACTCACGACCCTCCTCGAGAAGTTTAACGACATGCCCGACGCTATGAAAGGGTTGATCACAGGCACCGTGTCGGCAGCAGCAGGGATCCTGTCGATTGGCGGCGCGACAGCAGTGGCGATCGTCGGCATTGCCAGACTCAAGACCGCTATCGACCTATTGACTGCTGGCACGGGTTGGGCTGCTCTCACGAAACTCCTAGGCCTGGCAGCTCTACCCTTGACGGTTGGCATTGCAGCAGTCCAGGGCGCGAACTCCGATGCATGGACTGCTGAGCGAGAGAAGCTGCTCCACGCATTCAACCCGACGTATGGGACCAGCCCTGGCGGGAAGTACTACGTCCCGCCCGTTGTGCCCTCGAGCAGCACCGCTCCCTGGTATGCAACTGTCGCCGGCCAGCAGGCACATACCGGATACACTCCCAATCCTGTTCCCGTCCCGGTGTCCGCAACCGCTGATCAGATCGCAGGTAATCTGGACCTCCAACATCAGCTCTATGACGCGACGCATACAGAGAAGCAGAAGGAACTCCATGACCTTGATCTGGACGTGGCAGCCTGGAGAAAGGCGGGCTATGACAAGGTGCTGATCACAGAAACATCGGCAGCCAGGCGGGCAGAGATTGAGAAGAAGTACGCAGACAAGACGGCGAAAGACGCCAAGGCGGCGGCAGCCTGGTCACCCATCAACGTGTCCGGCGTCAACGTCACAGGCCTGAGCTCGTACATTGGCAGCCTGTCGGGTGCTGTGAAGGTCAAAAAAGCAGAACTGCAACTGACGCTCAAAATTGATGGTACCAGCATCAAGGTTGACCAGTCGGCCCTCGGCAAGCTGAAAGACACCCTCGGCAACTTGGTCTTCGCGAAGGTCATGACAGCGCTCGGCGGCAGTGCCGCCTTCGGAGGGTGACGTGAGCAGCTACGCACTCCCAAACGACACGACCAGGACGGGCGCGTGCACGTACGTCGAAGAGACGACGCCCGGCGACGTCTGGACGCCGGTGGGTTCCATCGTGGCGGGTCTTCGGGAAGCTCTCTCCATGCGCGGCATGGGCTACTACAAGCGGCGTGTCGTCCTCCACGTTGTCGGAGCGGCACAGTACACCACGCTCATGGCAGGGCTCAAGGACGGCGAGGACGAGATCTCCTTCGACGGGCACACGTATTCACTTCTGAGTGTCGACGCGCAGGTCATCTGTAGCAACGACAGCCGAGACACGGCAAAGCAGAACCTCGTGAGCGTGGAGCTATGGCGACCGTAAGGATCCCCGACATAGCGATCGCCGCCCCGCACTATGGGGTGCTGACCTCCGCGTACTACAAGCCGCTGCACATCCAGCTCAAGACTGGCATCTTTGACGGCGGTGGCGCGACGCTCGAAGGCTTTGAGCCGTCGCCGGTCATGGACATCCGCAACCTGGCCGGGGAATGGCTCATTACGGTGAACGACACCACGTATCACTACGAACTGGACGACCGAACGGTGGAGCGACTCAAGGACGGTGTCACAAGCAACTTGCCGCTCAGCGACCGACTCTCCGCGTGGAAACTTCCGCTCATCCAGAAGTCCAGTACCGACTTTGGCTTGACGCCGTCGAGCACCGTTGGCGAGCTTTTGCAGGCACTGGTCACTGCCGTCTCGACCCTGTCCGGTATCAGTTGCGACATCCTGGTGACCAATACGACACTCATGAGCGCCGTCTGTGACGGGGGCATCTATTTGATGGCGAACTCGACCTACCTGGCAGAGATTCAGCAGATCCTGCAATGGCTGGGCTACGTGATCTACGCCGTGCCGGAGACGGGGCGGTTCGCGGTCATCGCTCCCTGCTACACGTCGCCTATCGGCACCATTGCGCTCTCGGAGGTCGAACCGCTGCTCATGGGCGCCTCGTATGGCATCCACTACAAGCAGATCCACTCGGACGTCGTGGTGGCCAACAGCAACACCGGCACCGGCAAGATCGCGGGCATGAGCGGCACTACGCCGGACCTCACCAACTTCAACCTGAGCAAGAAGGTCAACCCATTCCTTGCCGAGGTCTGGCAGCTCAAGGACACCAAGCTGCAGGACATGGCCGACGAACTCTACAAGCTCGACCGGCAGGCAGCGCAAGGTCTCACCGTCAAGCGCCTGGGCTTCCTTCCTGACACGCTCTGGCGGTCCTTCGGCTGGACCGACATCAACGGGCAGCCCGGCTTGTACAAGGTCGTGAGTTCGATCATCGATATCGTAGGCACCGAAGTCACCACGACCCTCGAGGCGATGGTCGTATGAGCAGCCGGGGTAACGAACTCATCAACGGCGCTATCAAGTCCTATACCGGAGCGATCGTCTCCCTGGACAAGCACGGTACGGTTACCGGGACGCAGATCGTGTTCGGTGCCAAGTTCGTCGGCCCGCCTACCGTTCTCTTGACCGCCATGTGTTCCTCGGGTATGCCCGTTGCGAGCGTTCAAGCCTTGCTTCAGGATGCCTATGACTTCTATGTTGGAGCAGACATCACGGTGGGGTTTATCGTCGACGGTTATTATTGCCCGACAGGCGGTGGTGGTCCATCTGTCACGGTCAACTGGCGAGCGACAGGTATGGGAATTGAGGTAGAAGCATGAGCCAAATATGGCGTTGGCGGAGTGGAAACGGAATCGTATCGCCGCTTACACAAGTTATAACGGAGGTCGCATACGGTTCTGACCTGACAATTACATGGGTTCCGGCAAGCGGAGAAACAACGCTTTTCGTTTCGGTATCAGACTACTGGCAATACCATTGGATTGACGTTGATCCCGCTCTTGGTTCCTATACCTTTCACAATATCGGTGTCGGGAATGAAGGGGACCCAACGTATGGGCATATCATTTGTTGTGATATTACGTTCAGCGGCTCCAACTACCCGACATGGACTCTGACATATCTTGCTGACCACGGGACCATCCTTGGCAATGCCAGTCAAATTCATATCGACGATGGGGCAGATGGAACTCCCGTAGAGGCCGTTGCTGATGCGGGATATACATTCGATAAATGGGATGACGATCTTGCAACCCCAACGCGATGCGACGTGGATGTCCACGCCAGCCTTACGCTTACTGCATTATTCATTTTGGACTTCACGCTGACATACATTGAAGGAGATCACGGTTCAATTACTGGAACTCTTATACAAGAGGTTGAGCAAGGAGACGATGGTACCGAAGTGGTCGCTGTTCCTGATGAGCATTATCGCTTTCTAAAGTGGAGCGACAACGACAGCATTGTGGCGGCACGGCAAGACTTGAATGTACAGGCCGACATCACGACGACGGCCATGTTTCTTGCGGTGTGGATTCTTACTTATAGTGCCGATGCACACGGAGAAGTATCCGGAGATTCCCCACAACAGATTGATGATGGCGAGGATGGAACTCCCGTAGAGGCAATCCCCGATACTGGGTACTCCTTCACCTACTGGACGAGAGATACCGTTATCAACGGAACACAGAACCCGCGAACCGATACGAATGTCCATGAAGACAGAGACATCATCGCCTACTTCACGATCAACGCCTGTATCGCAAAGGTCTGGCGATGGGTTGGTCGAGTCCGGTTGTCCAAGGTCAAGGAAGTCGTATGACCGCCATACGCGATATGAAGCCGTGGGGATCGACCCCACCAGACGCAGGAGGTTGAAATGACCGACAATCAGACGTACATGGGTGATGGTAGCGGCAACGTGAACAGCGGCGTCCTCTCGGAGCAGATCAGGTCGCAGGCGGACGTCATCGACAAGATTAGCAAGGCGATGGACAAGATCCTCTGGATTATCTCTGACCCCGATGTCGGGCTGGTAAAGCGGCTAGGGGAGAATGGCAAGATTACGGGCGATACCGTGGTTGCACAGACGGCGATGCTCACGCAGATTGGTCTCCTGACAACGGCAGTCGCTTCTCTGCAAGTGAAACAGGGTGAGAACATCACGGAAGTCAAGGCTGCTACAGCAGACATCAAAGACCTCAAGGCCGTGAACACTACGGAGGTTGAAGCAAAGAAGCCCATGCTTGCTATCGGTTGGAAGATTGTTGAATACTTGCTTTTGACGGCGGTTGTCGGTGCCATCATTTGGGTGGCATCGCTACTACAGAAGTAGGCTCACAGAGCCAAAGGAGAACGGAATGATGCACAATCATGGAACACCGGAAGACGTTCAGGAACAGAAGACCAAGACCTTGCAGATTGAGGTCTGGCTGGGCAAGGACGGCAAGGTTGAGACCGTCAATGAGTCCGGGCATCTCGGCACGAAGGAACTGACCCTGCACGAGCCGGTCAGCGTCCCGCCGATCTACGAGTGCACCGGAGCGTATGGCAGGCCCGCGTCCAAGATCCCGGTCACGTTCACGCTGGAATCGCTCGGGACCATCGGCACTCGGCCCACGCTGGGTCAGGGCGTTCATCCGGTCACAACGGACGCCAAGTTCAATGCCCTCGCATGGCTGGACGAACCCGAGAAGGTCGCTGCCCTGTCTGACGCGGAGAAGGTCAAGCTCCAGAACATCGGGGTGGTCGAGCTGAACGACATCGTCCTGGCTGCGCTTGTGGCCGTTCCGCGTGTTTGGACACCAATGGTGGACGCGGCTCAGGCCATCATGCAGCACGCGAACGGAACCCAGGAGGACTTCCCGGAGCCGATCGTCACCCAGGCGCCGGACATCATCGACGTCCCTGACCACGCGGACGGCGCAAAGGCCACCCTCAAGGTCGGAGAGCATGAGTTCACCGTCGGAGGCAAATACTTCCGCTTCGTGGGCTACGGCATCTGCAAGGGTCTTGAGCGGTATGCGTTCACGTGGATGGACGTGCCAGTGTCTTATCTCGACGAGCCGAAGTAGGAGGCCGGTACGAACATTGCTCAACAGATTTCAGTAAACAAGGACGCCGGCCGCGACGGCTGGAAGCCCGACATCATCGTCTGTCATATCACAGATGGTGCCTTCGCGGGTGCCGTTTCATGGCTGTGCAATCCTTCCGCTCAGGCTTCGGCTCACTTTGTCGTGGCGCAGGATGGGCGCGTTACGCAATTGGTCTCCATTGAGGATACAGCTTGGGGGAATGGAACGAGCGATAAGGCATCGGACAGCAATTATTACGGACACTCGACCCTGTCCGCTGTCGTGACAAGAGGGGTCAATGCCAACAAGTACACCATTAGTATTGAGCATGAGGGCGTGTGGGCAACGACGAAGGGCAAGCTCACGGTCAAGCAACTGGCCACGACAATAGACCTGATCGCCTGGATACGGAGTGAGGTCAAGCGCATCTATGGCACGATCATCCCACTGGACCGGGCGCACATCGTCGGACACTACCAGATCAGCCCCATCAACAAACCCAACTGCCCAGGGGCCCTGTTCCAGTTCGACACGATCCTGAAAGTCCTCCAGGCCCGCGAGTTGGCACAGCCGGCGGTGACGACAGCCGACGTGAGGAAATGGAACGCAGACGAAGGCATCATCGGTCTGGCGACGAAAGGCAACACGCCGGTTACCTACGACGTTCTCGCCTGGGCATTCTACAATCTCGAGCACCGAAAGGTGTAGGAGGAACTATGGCAAATCTACCGAGTGTGTGGATATGGGTGGTTGGGTTCTTCGCGCCCATCATCGCGTCTGTCCTGCTCAAGAAAGGGTGGGATGGCCGTGTCAAGCAGTTGATTGCTTTCGCACTGTCAGTTGGTCTGGCGTTCCTCGTCATGTGGTTGGACGGGTCGCTCGCCAAGGTGATCGCAGCTGGCAATCTCCCCTATATCCTGGGAGCTATTCTTGGTGAGACAGAATTGGCCTTTAAGCAGATCTGGTCGCCCTACCTGTTGACGACTCCGGTCGAAAAGCAAGCGACGGTCGACTTGAAGCAGGTGCTCTACGTCGACAAGGCAGTACCTATTATCGATGCTGGCAAGCCGATCGTTCCGCCAACAACGCCGACAGGGCCGCCATTAGCCTAACTGACCGTCCCGGCTCCCGTGGGCTAGGCAGAAGCCGGGAACAGATTGACAGGAGGCACCCATGCTGAAAAATGACGTGACACTCAAGGCAATCCAGGGCGACGTGTTCCGCTTCACGGTCCTGGCACATGAGGACCTGACTGGCCTCCTGGTGCGAGCTGACGTCCGGTCAGGGGGAACGCTCGTCAAGCACGTGGATACGACTGCCGGCATCGTCCTGGGGACGTATGACGCTGTGGCCAATACAACGCTCGTCACGGTGACCATCGGCGCTACCACAACGGCGACCTGGACCTTTGCAACCGCCCGCTTCGATGTCGAGGTCGTGCCAGCGGATACAGAAGAAACTCACAAGATTGCCAAGGGGTGGATCACGCTCGAACCGGAGGCGACCTATGACTGACGGCAATATCGTCAGTCAGAATGTCGAGACACAGACGGTGATTGACAACAACATCACGATCCAGGTGACACAAGAAGTACAGGAACAGATCACCATCGGCGTCCCGGGTCCGAGAGGCCCCGCGGGAAGTATCAACTGGCTTGGAGCATACAACGCTCTAACTCCCTACGTTGACGGTGACAGCGTTTCATACAACGGCAGCTCGTGGATATGCCTTGTGGCCTGCACGGGCATCACCCCGATTGAGGGGGTCAACTGGTCGATCATCGCAGCGGCAGGCGGAGCCATCGGGAACATTGATGGCGGCATATGGCCCATATAAATCACTTGGAGGTGATGAGATGTCTGTGACTATACAGGTACGCAGGAACGCAAACACCGACGCAGGGGCACTTGCCGTCGGTGAACTCGGATTCCATGACGTAGCGGTTGGCGGTCTGTGGATTGGTTCCACAACTGGCAACCAACAGATTGCGACGAAGGCGTATGTTGATAGCGTAGCGCAAGGACTTTCCCCGATTGGTGATGTTGTTGCGATGACGACGGGGGCACTTGCTGCTTGTGCATATGATAACGGTACGGCTGGTGTCGGGGCTACTCTGACAGAAGACGCAGCAAATGGCGCACTCGAAGCGCAGGATGGCGTCACGCTGACCCTCAACCAGCGCTTGCTCGTGAAAGACCAAGCAGATACATTTGAGAACGGCGTTTACCAACTCTCGACTGTTGGGACTGGTGCTGCAAAGTGGGTTCTCACCCGCGTTACTGACATGGACTCGACGGGCGAGATTGCTTCCGTCTTCGTCTTCGTGAGTGGTGGTACAACTGGGGCCGATACTGGTTGGGTCTGCACATCTGAACCAGAAGCAACGGTGCTTGGAACGAGTGCCATCACGTTCGCACAGTTCTCGGCAGCTGGACAGATTACGGCGGGGACTGGTCTCTCCAAGTCTGGCAATACGATTGGCGTAGGTACGGTTCTCGGACGGTTCGTGACGGTTGGAGAGTCTGCCAGCGATGGTCAGATTCTCGTGGGTACGGCTTCGGCAGGTGTGCTTGCGTGGGAGAGTGGGGCAACTGCTCTGACTTCTCTTGGCGCACAGGCGGCTCTGTCGTTCGGTATCGCCAACACCAATGTTCCAACCATCAACCAAGCCGATGTCGCGGACGACGACTATGCCAAGTTCACAGCGACTGGCATTGAGGGGCGGTCGTATGCCGAAGTCAAGACCGACCTTGGACTTACCAATGCGTTGAACCTCGTGAATAATCTTGCCGCTGCAGCAGCGCCCGCTGTCACCGATGACAGCGATCCTGCTGGCTACGGAGTTGGTTCGCTGTGGCTTGATACGACCGCTGACAAGGCATACATTTGCCTCGATGCCACCAATGGAGCTGCGGTCTGGAAAGAAATCTCACCTGCGGGCGCGGGTGCTTCTGCTGCCCTTGACAACCTTGCAAGTGTCGCCATCAATGCTGCCCTGATTCCAGGGACTGCGGGCGCACTCGACATTGGTTCTACGGCGAAGCCGTGGGCCGCACTTTGGCTGGCAGGAACATCTGGAACTCCCGGTACAAACCAGTTCAAGATCACGGGTGCGGCAACGGGCGGACTCAAGACCATCACGCTTCCTGACCTGACGGGTACGATGCTGCTTGATACTTCCACCATCGACGGAGGCGTCTGGAGTGCCTAGGCAATGAGCGTTAAGGGTTCTCACGTGAGTATAGAATCTCTCAAGAATATGTGCGGGCGAACTCCATGGAATAAAGGGAAACGGGGTTTGCAGACCGCATGGAACAAAGGGCTGTCTTGTCCTCATGTGGGGATTCCTCGCTCCGAGGAGTCAAAAAAGAAGGACAGCGAGACAAATATGGGCAAACATCGCTCTCCTGAAACTGAGTTTAAGGTGGGTGAGCATCGGCACCCTGAAACTGAGTTCAGGAAAGGAGAGCATCCCGGAGTCGAGTTCAAGAAGGGGCACAGAGAATCAGAACTGACAAAAGAGGTACGGATAAGAAATGTGTTCAAGAGTGTTCACATGAAACCGAACAAGAAAGAGAAGGACTTGGATTCCGTTCTCCAAGAGTTGCTTCCAGGCGAATATGCTCTGAACGTGAAAGGGGACATCGTGATCCTCGGCGGCAAGGTCCCGGATTTTGTGAACATCAATGGACAGAAGAAGATCGTTGAACTATTCGGCGACTACTGGCACTCTGAGGAGTTTATTCAGAGAACTGGACACAGTCATTCAGAGAACGACAGAAAGGAATACTTCAAGCAGTTTGGCTGGGACACTCTAGTTGTATGGGAACATGAACTGAAAGATAAGACTGCGCTGAGAGAGAAGATTCTGACGTTTAGCAAGGAGGCAATCTAGTGAGCGAGATACAGATCACCGATAACCAACTCTTCGAGATCATCGGGCGCAAGGAAGTTGAGATTTACTCGAAGGACAGGGAATTGGACGCCTACCGCACGTCCCTTGAAACAACGAAGGGACTTGCGACAGAGGTTATTGCTCTCAGGGCGGCGAAACCCGCCCTGGAATTGTCCAACAAGCAACTGGCCGAGAAGAACATCGAACTTGACCGCGCCTTGACTGAAGCACGAAAAGAACGGGATGCGGTCAAGGGAGAACTGGCAAACAGCGCAACTGCTCTTGCAAACAAGAGTCGGGAGACAGAGGCGACGAAGGTCGAGTTGGATGTCGCAAACGCAGCGTTGAAGAAGTCTCGTGATGACTATACAACGCTCCAATGCACCTGTGACGACTTGCAGAAGGAGATTGACACGTTGAAGGCAGCGAAGAAGAAGTCGCACAGGTAGGGGGTATCTATGGCAGTAGAAACGATCGTCAAAGCATATCGTGGTCCGGCCTCTGGCCTCCCTACCCTTGAGGCTGGACAACTAGGCTGGACGACTGATACGGAAATCATGTACATCGGGGACGGGGCGGCGAACCACGCGGTGATGATGGGTTCGATTCATGTCCATCAGCACTCTCACCCCTTTGTGGCGGGCGATGTCATCTATTGTTCTGGTGCCAATACCTATGCCAAGGCCCTTGCTGATGCCGCTGCCACTTCTGATGTCGTAGGGGTCGTCTCCGTCGATGTCGGGACAGACGACTTTATCTACTGCGCTGCGGGCAAGATGTTGACGGGTGTTCCCGCCGTTGCCGCAGGCTCTGTTCTGTTCCTTTCTGATACCACGGCAGGGGCACTTACGATAACCGAACCGACTGCCGTCGGGCATATCTCCCTTCCTGTTGCTATCGTGACCGAGAACGCCGTGTCCATGATTGTGTACTCATGGCGTGGGGCAGAGATAGGGGCGGCAGCGACAAGAGATGCAGAGGTTGACGCAATGATGATAGGGGTGTTCTAATGGCAGCATATACGAGAGTTCTACTGAGCGGTTCCACAAACGGGCGGGGCATCAAGGTTGTCCAGACTGCCACCGCGGGTACTACGATCCACACGGCAGTCGCGGGAACAACGGACATGAACGAGGTATGGCTATGGGCGCAGAACAACCACACGGCAGCCGTTACTCTCACTCTGGAATGGGGCAACGCTTCAACGGATGACAACATCATCGTGACCATTCCTGCCAAGTCCGGCCTCTACCTTGTCACGCCGGGGATCATGCTCCAGAACGGATTGGTTATCAAAGCCTTCGCATCTGTCGCCAACGTCATCATCTTGCACGGCTATGTGAACCTTCTGGACTACTAATGAGCGTTCGGGACATCTATCGAGATAGGGCAAGTCTGGGGCACCTTCCCGTCCTGAAGGGGCAGACGCTTATCGAGACCCCCTATCGACTCCAATTGGATGCTAGTACGATTGGACTGTGGTGGTTTGATGAGAACGCCAATGGGGCGGTCAGTCCTTATGGTGTCACGACTCTTGTTGCAGACAAAGCAACGACGCCCCACATTGGCACGACACTCAATACCACCACATGGGGAACAACGGGGCCGTGGGGTTCTGACTTGGCGTTTGTCAGAACCAACACCGCCGTTGTGTTGCTTGCAAGTGGGTGCGACGTCGCATCCAATGACGTGACGGTTGAGGTTGTGTTCAAGGCGGAGACCGTCCCCACGGCTTCACCGTATGACAACACATGGCAGTTTGGTCTTGTTGAGAGAGGGCCATTGACGGGTGCAGGTGGTTGGTGGTGCTTGGCTATCCGTGGCGGGCCATCAGGAGCGCAATGCGGCAAACCCATCTGGTATCTGAGAGCTACAGCTGAGGACGCCGTTATTGGTGCTAACAGAGTGGACGATGGACTTTACCACTACATGGCTGGAACCATCATACGGAGTTCCAATGCCGCCGCACTCTATGTGGACGGCGTGAGCGTGGCAAGCGGCAACCTTGGCATAGGAGCTGGAGCACTGGACAGTTACACTCTCATGTTTGGCAAGAACAGTTCAAGCGTCGATTCCTTCACGGGTTCCATCGCCACCGTTCGTATTTCTACCGTCGCAAGAACTGCTGGAGAAATCCTGACGAATGCCAAACTCATGGGGTTCGCATGACCTTCTGGTTCCGAGAACTTCCCGATTGGGTTACGACTCTTGCGATTCTCGTTGTTGTTGCCGTCATTGGCATTGTCATGTTTCTTCTGGTTATATAGGGGGCGGAGATGGCAACCAAGAATATAGTGCCTCGCGCTGACAACGAAGGACAACTGGGGACTTCCGCGAAGAAGTGGAACAAGGTGATCGCAACCGACCTTACCTTGGGGACACAGGCAGTCAGCCAAGCGGGGAAAGACTTGATGGACGACGCCAACGCTGCGGCACAACTGGCAACGCTTGGTACTGCGGCCTATAGCGAGGGAACATGGACGCCAGTATTGGTCGGTTTTACCGTTGTGGGGACAGCCCCCGTATTGACGGGAGTATATGCAAAGATTGGGCATCTAGTGTATGTCACACTTAATATAGCGGCGGGAAGCGGGGGAAACACATCGGTTGCTTGCTCTGGCGGCGGAACAAGTACCATTACCGGACTCCCCTTTGCTATGGGTACTTTCGGAGCGGGCGGAGCACTCATCTGTGTGGGTGGATCGGCGGACAATCTTGGAATAGGAATTACGCAGGGTAGCACGATGTACCCGCCTACCATTTCTACATGTACTCACCAGATTCTTATGACCGCAATGTATTATTCCGCTTAAGGGTCATGATGGTCATACGAGACAATCTAAGGCGTGGAGGGTGAGATGAATGAGAGGTTGAAGAGATAGACTCACCTGCCAAGAGCAGGAAGAGATCCTCGCCCGATGCTTTTTCAGGTCGGGCGTCGCAGTTTAGGACCGGATCACCCTTAAAATGACAATCCGCTGGATCAGCGTCTCAAAAAGAGGCCCTAGGCGAAGATTTCAAATGCCTTGCCGTGTGCTAGTACCCCTACCTTGCAAATACGCCGGCTATCGTAGCGGTTCGCGAACGTCGGGCAGGAATCTCCCTATTTCAAGAATGTCACCAGGAGGGCAATACCGATAATCACCACACCGATCCAGATCGCAAAGTTGGCGATGGTGTTCACGGCCGCCAGTTTATCCTTCTTCTCCTTCGCCGCTTTCTCTTCCTCCATCATCTTGCGGATCGCGGCCAAGTCTTCGGTCTTCTCGTCAATCGCTGTGTCACCCATGATCTGCCTCCTATGATTCGATAGCATAGCCGCACATCACAAAATGAAAAGGCCCCGCGCGCACAGGTGAGGTGGAACGGGGCACAGGTTGGGGCGGGCGGTGTCCTCAGTGTCGAGCCACCCTCAAAGAGAGCGGGGATGCCAGGGCGTCTTCCTTCACACCGCGCGCCCATTTGTACAGGTGCGGGCGTGGCTGGCGCCCGTTGGACCAAGGAGGTACACGAAAGGAGAAGCCACTTCGAGGATATGGACGGGAGCAGAATTGGCAAATCCATGCGAGTATTACTGTCTCTCTCCCCATATGGTCACATGGTCGCATGTGACCATGGTCACTTGTGATGCAGGAGCAGACTCGACACGTCCGGCAGCTGCTCCGATTCCTCTGCCGCCTTGTGCATGTCGGCCTCGAGCTCGCGCGCCATTTTCTCCTTCACGGCTTCGCAGAGCCAGTCCGAAACGGAACGGTGTCGTCTCAGACAATGCATCTGCATCTCCATGCGCTCATCGTCGGTCATGCGGAAGTGTGCTTGGACGCGACCCTCTTTGTCCGGTTGTTCCAGGAAACTCTTCGGTCTCTTCATGAGGCAAATACTCTCCCTTCAATCTCGGCCATGAGGGCAAGATAGACTTCGGCTGCCTTAGAACTTGCCTGCCACCGCCACACCGGCACGTGGCGCTTCACCGCCCCACGGATAGCGACATAGAGAGGCAACTCTGCTTCGAACATCGCCTCGCCATATTTCGCCCGCATGAGTGCGATCATCTCGACATCGTCATGGGTGTTCGTCCTGACCTGGTTGACGACGATCCCGGCAATCGACAGGCCGGGGTTCCACTTCTTGCGCAGGCTCATGATGCTGGATGTCAGTCCGGTGCTGCCATGATGCAGTGGTCTTCCGCGATGACTGCCGGGTCTGCCCACATCTCCGTCATGTTGGCCTGCGGGTCCAGATCAATGACTAACGTACGCCGTTTCTGCGCAAGGTAACAGGCGACGTGGTAGGCTATGGTCGTTTTCCCGACGCCGCCTTTCTGATTGGCGACGGCAATGACGTTACTCATTATCGCCGTCCGTCTCAGTAATGAGCGTCACGTCCGGAAGCGGCAGACCTTCTTCAATAACGGGCGACCGGGAGCCGTAGCGATAGGCGACCGCGTCAGAAATGACATGCTCGAGCGAACACTTGCGGACCTGTGCGACGGTCTCGACGAGTTGGATGAGGATCGGATCGGTGAGATGGACGGTCTTGGAACAAAACCCTGAAGCCATATCGTACCTCCGTTCCAAGGTCTCGCTGTTCCAAGGTCCGCGCAAGTATAACACGTTGGTCACTTTGTCACAAGTGACCTTGTGCCAGAATGACCATGGGCGCAAGCGACCACGTGACCAACTGCGTGTCTGCGCTGTAATGGACGGCGCCAGCACCCTGTTTATACTAGGAAGTGTTCATAGTTCTTTCACCATTGACGGCTGGAAAATATATACCGAATGGATACAATACGAGCGCAACAGGAATTATCAGAGACCTTGGAGGCTCGAGATGGAAGAAGAGTTCGATGTCATGAAGTTGCGGCACCGGTTTTTGAAAAAGGAGGTCAAGATCGTCGACGGCAGCGACGAAGACGGCAACTTCGGCTTGGTTATCGGCGTAACTGCTCGGAGCGCAGAACCGCTCACGGTCCTGTTCTGGACACTTGGCACTGTCCGGCATGTGAATTACTATCGGCCTATCGATCTTGTCTTGACTGGGGGTGTCTTTAGCGAAGGCAAGGAGCCGGACCAGACCGTGCGTTGCCGAAAGTCGCGGTTTGACGGATTGTGGCGCGTCATTGATGGAAGAGGCCCGCACGAGCCAGGCGCCGGCACACAGGGCATTGCTTGGAACCACTATCTGAAGGAATTGGCCGACCGTCTGTCGGGAAAGGAGGAATGTGGAGAAGCAGACACCGATCGCGAAGTGGCTGGCACAGCACGGCAAGACCGTCCTGTGGTTGGCGCAGCAGATGGGAACGAGCTACAACGCAACATGGAGGTGGGTGAAGGGTGTGTCGCGGCCAGCGCTGGCGAACGCACAGAAACTGAAGAAGTTAACCGGACTTAGTCTGGACGAACTGACGGAATAGTACCATATCAGAGACCTTGGAGGTACGGTATGCCAATTACAGGGATTTCAGACGGGCAGCGCCATGCGCCCCGTCAAGGAAAAATTCATCTCGGCATCAGGAAGTTCCGTGACAAGAACGATACAAAGGGCTATCCATCGCAGACCGACTACTTCGTCTGCCCGCCGGAGGTGCAGGCGAAATACGGCCCCGAACCGAAACAACTGACAGTGATGTTTCTTAGCAACGATGTCGACGTCGTCATGCCCGTCTGGCTCAAGCTGTACGGAGCGAGCACGGTTGCTCCCGTCTGCAAGGGAGACGGCGTGACGGCGAAGCGCCTCGACCTCAAGACCGGGACGCGTATCGAATGCGAATGCCCTGGCGCCAAGGACTGCAAGTTCAACCAGTACATCGACAAGAACGGCGAAGTGAAGCTCAAGGGCTGCGCGCCGACCATGAACCTCATGGTCAACCTGCCGGACGTTCCCGGCGTCGGGACCTACCAGATTGATACCAAGAGCTGGAATGGCCTGACTGAACTGCTGGACGATGTGGCCACGATCCGGGCTGCCCTGAACGGGCGCATCGCATTCGTGCCCCTGACCCTCAGTCTCATGGAACGGGACGTCGACCACATGGACGCCGCCAAGGGCATGGGCAAGAAGCACATCCGCTACATGCATCTGACGTACGAGGGGACGATCCGCGACCTGGCGAAGCTTCCTGTCTCCCTCGTGCCTGCGCTGAGAGCTGGCGAAGATGGCGGGACCGTGGCTGTGCCGGAACCGGACGAGAGCAGGCCGGATGATCTCGATGACGTGGTGGATGGTACGGTCGAGACAGCCCAGCAGGAGACACCGAAATCCGTCAGTACGCCGGCGACCCGCGACCAGCTGGCGGCCATCGAGCAGCTGGCGTCCAACAAGTCGGCCGAAGAGCTGGCTAAGTTCAGCATCCAGGGGATCAACGTTCATGTAGACCCGCCGGTTGCGACAGTCGACGGGCGTCAGGTAACCATCGACATGGCGTTTGCCGCAGAGTTGATTCACAATCTGCAGGATGGGTACGAACCCATGGATCCTCATGACTTCGCGGAGCTGTTCAAATGACCTGCGCACAATGTCCGTGGGCGAATGACCGCGGCGTCCAGACTCGCATGTGCCCAACATGTGGCGGGAGGGCAACATGATGACGGCGATGGATGCAGTGACAGCGCTGACAACCTATGTCGAGGCCCGCAAGATGCTGGCCGATATGGAGACATCGCCGGAAATCCGGCAGTACAAAGAGGTCATAGCACATCTCATCACGCTGGAAGGTCTGGTCAAAGACGCAGTAAAGCAGTCGAACACACCGCGGGTGGAATGCCTCGGCTACGAGGCCATCCTGACCATCCGGCATCCGGCCCCGTCGATTGTCTACGACCTCTCGAAGATTGAGGCCGAGCCGTGGGGTTCGGCGTGCATCGTCAAGACGGTCGACGAGAAGGTTCTGGTGGCAATCGCGAACGCCAAGAGTATCGACGTCGAGCTATTCCGAACCGTTATCGCCGCGAAGGAGATCCAGGCCGTGACGGTGCGCGAAGTAAAACTCGAAGTCCAGAAGGTGGTCTGACATGCGACTGTTCGGGCATAGGGTCCTGTCACGTCTCGAAGAGGCGCAAATCATGGCGGCGGGCGTGGAGGTCGCCCGCCTGCGCCGTGACAACAAAGTCCTGCAGGACGAGTTTGGCGACCTGCGAATGCTCTATGCAATGATCCTGCGCGACCGTGAGCGTCTCCAGGCCCGCCTGGACCAGTACGGCACCGGGAGACCACGGAACAGCGGCACACAGGAACATCTGTACCGCGTGACCAAGTGACCGGTGTGCCATGGTCGTCACATACGAACAGCATCAGAAGATGTGGAAGTCGCCTGCAGCACTCGAGGCCGTCATCCGTGATCGTGCGCCGGCAGCTCGCCGGAGTGGGCGCGTCCAGGAGACGGAAGAGCTGTGGCAGTTGTACCGCAGATACTGTCAGCTCCTAGTGCAGATCCGTGAAAGGGCAGATGCTTGACAAAACGGAGCTATCCCCTAAGGTATCACCGCCAAGGTGTTATACCTTAGTAGATCCTCCTAGATCGGTTGGCGCCCTGGCTTAGGCATATCATCACGTGATCTGGGAGGATTGTCATGGTTATGACTGAGGAAGAACGCAAGCAGTGGGCCACATCCAGGAGTATAACGTGACCCTTGACAGGAATTTGGATTCGTGTACGATGGTCATAGAGGGATGCGGCAGACGGTCAGCTACCGTTCTGAGGCAGGAGAACCTGCCGCCGCTTCCACGATCCCGGCCCCGTCCCTCGTCTTTACATTTGGACAGTGGAAAAGGATCGCGACGATGACACGCATCGAGACACCACCACCTGACCAGCATCCCTCCGATACCTGACGCCATGAGCAAGGTAAACCCACAACTCACTGACGGCTATACGCCGGTTGCCAATCCAATTATGGACGCGCTCGCACGTACCCAGTTGTCCGGGTACGAGGGGCGCGTTTTGCATTTCCTTCTCCGCAAGACCTACGGGTGGTCGAAGAAGTCTGACCTGATCAGTCTGGCACAGTTCGTCGACGGGACCGGAATTGACAAAACGCACGTCGCCAACACACTCAAGCGCCTGGCAGAACGGAACATCGTCATCAAAACCTTTACCGAAATCGGTAACGTGCGTCTCTGCAGATATGAATTCAACAAGCATTACGGAGAGTGGCAGGAGTTACCGAAATACGTAACGTTACCGAAATCCGTAACGAAACCGTTACCGAAATCGGCACCCACAATAACAAGAAGGGATACAACAACAAGAGAGCCTTCCTTAAATGGTTCCAAAATCGAGACCAAAAAGCCAGAAACCCAGACCCCCGAGGACAAGACCTGGGCTGGAATCTCTTCCGGCTCCTATGACCCGCACAAGGACCGCTACCACCAGGCAACCTTCAACCCGGACAACGACAAGGACGAGGAACGCTGATGGCTGGGACATTCTCGGAAGAGATGATCGGGTTGTACCGCGAACGGTTCGCCCAGTGGATGTCCTATATCGTCCGCGGCATCCGGCTCAGCGACGACTTCGGGAGTGAGTGTCTTGTCTGGGATCCACGGTTATGCCGCGCGCGCTCTCAGCTCGAGGCGGTTCTGCAATTTGCCACTGTCCAGAAAACTGGCATCGTCTTCATGGGACCGAAGGGCACCGGCAAGACGACGTCAGCCGTCCACTGTGCCCTCGAATATCTCCATTGGCGCTGCTGGCAGGACCTGCTGGCAAATGGCGACCTGCCTCTCCCGGAGCACGCGCTGTCAATCTGGACCGCGCCCCACCTGTTCAGCGTCCTGGACTGTCTCTATGGCAAGCAGGGCGAAGAGGCGCGCGCGGTTGTCCGCGATGCCAAGGCGGCGAAGGTCCTGGTCGTGGACGATCTCGGCCATGAGGCGGGGGGCAAAGCGGCCGTGGCAGCCTTCTATGAAATTGCGAACAGCCGGTATCAGAAGCGCCGCCCGGTGTTTATCACAAGCAACGTGCCGCCCGACGGCTGGGATACGCGCGAGGTTCAGGGAGAGAACGGACAGACAATTGTGGTGCCCGGCTACAAAGGCGGCGAGCTGGCCTGCATCGCCGACCGATGGCGGGCACAATGCGAATGGATCACCTATACAGGCCCATCTATGCGTTAGGACAGCAGTCACAACCGATCTGGGAGGATCGCAATGGAACCAACAGTTGAAAGCAGTATCACGACGTTTCAATATGCTGGCAAGGAGCCGGTGCGGACGTCGGTCATCGATGGCAAGATCTGGTTTGTAGCGAAGGACGTCTGCAGCATCCTGGACATCAGCAAGTATCGCGACGCCGTCGAATGGCTGACCGATGACGAAAAGGGTGCGGTAATCGCGGACACCCCTGGTGGGCGCCAGTCGATGATCGCCGTCTCCGAAGAAGGGGTCTATGGCCTGGCCTTTCACCACAAGGCTGCCGGACCGTTCATCAAATGGCTGAAGCATGACGTTCTGCCTTCTCTTCGCACCACCGGCACGTACACCATCCCGTCTGTCCAAGTATCGCCCGCGGTGCCGACATCATTCAGCGCTGCCCTCTACCTGGCAGCCAAGCAGGCAGAGCAGATCGAGCAGCAGACGCAGCAGCTGGCCCTTGCCGCCCCGAAGGTCGCCTTCTTCGACACCGTAGCCTCGAGCTCCGACACCACGGACATCGGCACGGTCGCGAAGACGCTGGCTGTTCCCGGACTGGGCAGGACAAACTTGTTCGACCTGCTCCGGAAGAAGTCGATTCTCCAGGAGAACAACCGCCCGTACCAGCGATATGTCGACGCCGGGTACTTCCGTGTCATCGAGACGTCCTGGACGGATCCGGACGGAAACCAGCACCTGTACTTCAAGACGGTAGTCTACCAGCGGGGAGTGGAGTTCATCCGCCAGCTCGTCCAGGGGGCGACGGCATGAAACTCGACATCATCATGTGGTGGGGCTATCTGCATGCGAATGGAACTGTTCAGGTCAAGCGATGGTTTGGTGACGTCAAGGACTATACTGAGGACTGCGACGGGAATGACCTTGTTGTGAAGGTTGTGCCTCCATTCGCAGCGGATACACCAGAGGAAGCCAGAAGGATCATCACAGAGCAGGTACAGTCATGAAGCGCGCGATCCTCTGTGAGATCTGCAAGCACCAAGAATGTGCTCTGAACGCCCGTCTGCATCGGCAGACCATGATGTGCGCCGTGCGCCCTGGCGTCATCGCGGAACAGGTGATCTGCCGCGAGTTCGATCAGCGTGCATCGGCAGCGAACGGTTACATTGTGCGTGAGGTGGCAAAATGAGACGCTTCGGCAAGCTCGTGATCATGCAGGACACGGAGTACAAGGCGATGGTATATGCCGAGACACGTACAGTTGAACTCATCTGTGCTAGGGACGACGCCATAGCACACGCTGAGGATTTTGCCGAAGAACTGAGCCGGGCCTACGCCAATGCGGCCCTGGCAGAGCAAACCGCCGCAAGGAGCGCAAGGCTGCGTTCACGGCTGGGAAGTTCCATAGTGCTGGTGGTTACGCGCACGCCCTGGTTGAAGTGAGGGCGAAGCTCGCTGGCACCACGGCCGTGATGATGCGCTTCATGGACTTGGCTGCAAAGTGGCGCCCGCTGGTCGAAGCATTGGAATCCTACCCCAACCAGTTTGTCGAGATCGGGTTCGATGGCGCGATGATGCACTTCCCGGTGAAGCGCTGGAATAAAGACGGCACGGAGTATCCCGTGAGCGTCCAGTACCAGGATGGGCAGTATCCGGACCATCAGGCCGCGGCGGCGTTGAGAGCATTGGCGCACGACTCGGATCTCAGTGACTCGGACGCAGCAGCCGACTTCGACGTCGTTGGCGTTCAAGTGGCCACAGAACGGAGGCAGCCATGACCTCCCTGGAGGAAGCGGTCTTGCAGAAAGCCATGGACACCTGGGGACAGAACATGCAGATCATGCTCTTCGGCGAAGAGTGCTGTGAAGCAGCCACGGAAGTGCTGAAGCTGGTGAACGGGCGCACGAACGTTCCGACTGACCTGATTTCAGAGATTGCCGACGTCAGCATCATGGTTGACCAGATGCGTCTGATCTGGGGGCCGCAAATCTACGCAGCCAGGCTTGCCAAGTTGGAACGGCTCGAACAACGAATGAGAGTAGAGGCCGCGTGCGCTGGGGTGCAGTCATGAGAGAGAACATCAAGCCCTCGCAGGAGATGATCGCAGTCACCTTCCGTTACTACTGGCGCGTGAAGTTTGCCCTCGAAGAAGGAAAGTGGATCTGTTATGTCCCCTGGATGCCTCGCGACAAGGAAGGCACGATCGATGTGCCTGTCTACGCCCTCGCGATGATGCAGAACGAGAAGGACGAAGGTTACCCCGTGGATGGAACAGGTGTGTACCATAACGCACGGCGATACTACCGCATGATCGTGGTACAGGAACTGAACAAGAAGGTGACGGCATGACTGTTGATGAACTTGCGACAATATGTATCAGCAATATCTCCCTTAGATATCAGTCTCGTGGCATGGGCGATAAAACTGCGTTGACAGCCGCTACAGAGGATGTTGACGCCTTCAAGGCCGCTGTCATTCAGGCAGAGCGAAGGCGGATACTGGATGCCTCTCTCTTCCAGTTCGGGATGGGAGACGGCACCTATATGATGATTCGGACGTCGGTTCTTGACCCGAAGGAGACCCCGTGAAGATCGAGGAACTAAAGGTTTCAGCCTACGACATCAAGGTTGCGCTGGAAGTCCACTGCATCAAGGACTTCTTCATGACTGAGGTCTACAGTCGCGTCGTCGGCTATCTGAGACCTGTTGCCCAGTGGAACAAGGGCAAGAAGAGTGAGTGGGCTGACAGGCTCGACTTCACAGCACCCAAAGGAGAGGCCATAGCACAGCACCAGCACTAGTACCTGACTGTACGCAACAATCGATCTAGGAGGATCGCATGACTATCGCAGCAGAACAACGGCGCAAGCCCGTATCAGATTGTTCCAACGAGGTTCTTGACCCGGAAGCGTACGCGAAGGCAACGCGAAAAGAGTCCGCCATCCAGGGCGAAGTCATGGCCTGGTTGGCAATGCAGGACTTCACGTTCTGGCGTAACAACACAGGCTGCGCCACGCACAACTACCAGCGCAAGGACGGGTCATACGGCAGCAGTTTCATCCGCTATGGCACCAAAGGCCTTCCCGACATCCTGGCGATCGAACCTGGCACCGGACGTCTGATCGGCATCGAGGTCAAGCGTCCTGGTACGTACCAGACGCACGAGCAGGAAGAGTGGCAGCTGCGGTTTGAGAGTTCCGGCGCCCTGTACCTGGTCGTTCGCAGCTCAGACGATCTCGAGGCCTGGTGGCACGAGCGCCAAGTGCGCGCGCTACGGTCATGAAGTGGTCCTCACGCAGGCCAACGCGCATCGACTATAGCCAGGTCGCCATCATCCTGCTCGTGGCAGCTCTTGTCACGCTGTTCATCATGCTGTTCACACTCCTGGGACCTCGACAGACGAGTGCCGACGACTGGGTGAATCTTCGGACTGCCCGCAGGATGGCAGCCGTAGCCCCACCATCGCCCTATCTCGCCACCTGGATCCATCAGGTTAGCAGAAGCGGCAACCCTGTCACCGACACGCAGCGGTTCGTCGTCCTCGCTATCCCAACAGCACTGCAGGCGGAGAAACAGTATGGTGTCCCTGCTGCGTTTCTCCTGTCACAAGCCATCCTGGAGAGTGACCGCGGGCGCTCTCGTCTTGCCGTGGCAGGACACAACTACTTTGGTGTGACCTATCAAGGGCATGGAACTCCAATCTACATCGACGGTATTGCCTACCAGCGATTCGCCAGTCTGGCGGCGTCATTCAATCAGCAGGGACATATGCTCACCGACCCCTCTCACGGCTACACGTCAGCCCTGAAGTACAAGTCTGACGTCTATCGCTATGCTCGGGAAGTCCAACGGCTCGGGTATTGCAGGTCAACAGGCTATGCAGCGATGATCCGGGAGATTGCCCATGACTTCGCACTCGAGGGGACACCATGAAACTCGGACAGCACATGACAGATGAACAACGAGCAAGAGATTCTGCCGTGCATATGGGACATTCCGTTTCTCCTGAGGCTTGTGCAAGGATGTCCGCATCGCACAAAGGCAAACCACTGACGGACGCTTGTCTGACGGCTTCCCATACCCCTGAAGCAACGGCAAAAAGAGCAGCAAAACTCAGAGGAAGGCACCCGTCACCTGAAGAAAGAGCACATATGTCCGCTGGAAAAATGGGGAACACGAACTGTCTCGGTCGCGCTCCATGGAACAAGGGCATTCCGTGGTCACCCAAAGCGCGCGCCGTTCTTTCTGCCAATCATGCAGATATGAGACGTGAACTGAATCCATTCTGGAAGGGCGGAATTACATCCGAGAATCACATCATCCGCGATAGTCCTGAATACATGACTTGGCGTACTGCTGTCTTCGAACGTGACAACTACACTTGCCAAGAGTGCGGAGCGCATAGTGGCAATGGTCATGCTGTTGTTCTCGAAGCGCATCACATCCACAGATTCGCTGAGTATTCAGACGAGAGGTTTGACGTTGATAATGGAAAGACGCTCTGTAAGAAGTGCCACGATAAAACAAAGGGCCGTCGTCGCAACGTCCGGGTGCAAGTCCTCTACATCCCGAAGGAGAAGCCATGACCGCTGCTTCCGTTGTGATGAAACGATGGAGGGAAGAGAACCCGGACAGGGACCGGTTCAATCAGTTCAACTGGCGTCAACGGCACAAGGGCCAGAAGGCAGCGTACGACAAGTGCCGGAACACTATTGCTCGGAACATCAAACAGACAAGGTTCTGGTGGGGGAATCCATGAACAACAACGGTGTCATCAAGTCTCTTACCCCTGGTCAGAAAGTGGAACTCGTTCTCGTCGACGGGCGCATCTTCAAGGGCACGGTCGTCGGCAATGAGACACAGAAGTGGGTCGCCTTTCAGGATGGGCACGGCGTCACCAGTTTCACCATCCAAGCAAGCCGTCTGTCGCGCTGCCTTGGTACGCTCGAGGTCGTGGAATGAGACGCGCGCCTGTTGCAAATGGATGGGCGGGCAGCCTGTTCCCTGAGCCTATCACGCCGGTCGTTGCTCCCTGGAGCGCCAAGCTGGTAGACACCTTCGCGGGCGCGGCATTCCGAAAGGACGCCTCAGAACATAACGACAACTGGTGCGTCATGCGCGGTGGCGACTGCGCGACTCAGGACAGTGCCTGCATCTTGAAGGACGTGTCACATCTGAAAGAAATTCATCTGCCATGTGAGAAGCTCGAATCTCCCTGGATGTGCGACTGCCGGAACTGTGGCGAGTACCAGGGCGGGAGCTGCCCGCTGTACGGCTGCATGTGCAAGCCCGATTGTCGGCAGGATCCTCCATGTACCATCGAGCGCTGCGTCGGCTACTGGCCGGCAACGGACAAGTTCGACAAGCTGGCAGAGGACAGGCTCATCATGTATCTGCAGAGAGTCAGCACACCCACAGCCAATGAGATAGCACCATTCTTCTCGAAAGAGTTGCTCGCTCAGGCATATAACAAGGGGCTGATCCAGGGCGTCGAGAACGGTTCCCGCTACGACCTCGGAGAATCGACTGAAGAGTTCTACTGGCGCATCAATCACACGCCTTGGACGCTCGCTGCCGTCGCCAAACAGAACGACCGCAATGGTATTGGAGTCTACGAGCCCTTCGAGAAGTGGCGGCTACTCATGCGACACCGGAAGAAGGCGCCTACGGCCATTGCTCCTGTCGAACTTACGGCGAAGCCCGCCAAGGCGAAGAAGTCGAGGGCGACGTCTAGGGCGAATAGGAATCGCGACCTCGAGGCGCTCGCTCCTCACGGCTGTCTAGGTACAAGCCCCTGTCTTTGTCATAGCTGCATCAACCAGGAGACGTGCGGTCAATGCAAAAGGATGAACAAAAGTGTCTGTGGCCACTATCACGCTCACACTGTGGAGTGTCCTGCGTACTCGAAAGCTGAGGGCGAAGGCTGGACATGCTCCGACTGTCTCTGCCCGAAGTGCGCCAACAATGGAGAGAGTTGTCACACCTGCGAGGGACCGATCTATTGTTCCAAGCATGGCGGCAAGATGGGAGGATGTCCTGACTTCCGGGCGAAGGATGGCGAGGAACAGCCGACCGTGCCCGTCAAAGCGACGAAGCAACCGAAACCGAAGAAGCAGCCGAAGCTCACCCGCGCGGATTATGACAACAACCCTCTCCCAGGAAGCAACGCCGACACCTGCAGCCACTGTGACTGCGAGACCTGTGGCCTGAACCAAGCGCACCTGAACTACACCGACAAGGAATGGGCGAACTGTCCGCCTTGTGGCTGTGACCAGTGCTTGGGAAAGCCCGAGCTCCAGCCGACAACCCTCTGTGGGCGCAAGGCTGCTCTCACTGTCGACGTCCTGGGAAACACGGAGAGTCAGTTGCCCATGGAACAGCAGCACATGGTCACTCTTCAGCGGTATGTGCGGCAATTCTGTGGTGAGTGCAAGTGCCTTACCTGTGGCCGAGCGTATCAGAACTGCGCGATGAACGGCGACGAGCCCTACCATATCTGTTCCATCTGCACGCTCGAGCATCCACATCACCACAAGCCCTACCCGGCGATCATCAAGGACTGTGAACACTGGATCGACAAAGCCACCTTCCCCGCGGATATCTACGCACCCGGACAAGGCCCATGCCCTGAAACAGCATGCGAGCTCCGATACAATGGCGAAGGCGGACCCTGTCTCTGTCACTCCTGCAAGTACGGACCCGGCAGCTGCGACACCTCATGCAATATCCCCGGCTACCCGATGGAGACAGGACAGTACGGCTGTGAATGGTACGCTAAGAAGGAAGTGGCCACAGTCGACGTAGTCACGCAGCCGGCTGCCGACCCGGACGTTCCGGACCTGGTCAAGGTGGGTGACTTGGTGACCCCACTGCACGCGAGAGGCTTTGTGTACGACATTCGCAAGGTGACACGTGTGGAGAGAACGGACGCCGGCTGGCAGATCTACGGCGATCTCTGGGATGACTTTCGACACCCACGACGCAAGCTGGTCAGCAAGGACGAGCCGATTATCCGTTATGGCGTCACCGGCTGGAAGGCCGAGGACGGCAAGGTCGTTCCC